GGGATTAACAAGTATTCTTCCTTCATGGTGTTCTACAAAGGGTAAATGATTGTGCCCTGTTACAATCAAATCATACTGAGGATACTTACGCAACAGAGCTCCAGCCATTGGGTCAGTTATTCCTGGCCAGGGTTTCTTCCCTTGGTAGGTCATCACGTGCCATACAAGTATTATTCTTTCATGTGCTGCAAGTAATCCATCCGCCTCTTCCGCAGGGCCATCCTCTTCAGGCTTCTGTCCCCAATGAACACCACCCATGACATTTAACTTACCAGCCTCTTTCAATACATTGATGCCACACTTGTTTGCCAACTCAAGGTTGTGCTGTGGAAGATCATGGTTTCCGTAAATGGTAAAGAATTTATTTGGCAAGTGTTTCAATGCCATTGACAGTAACCAAGGTGATGGCTTCCAATGATTAAATAAATCACCCGTGTGTACAATAGGGCAATCATACTGCTGTTGTAGCTTCATTATATTCTCGACAGCATTCCATTGTTCTTCCTGGAAGTCACCAACGAAAGCCGTGGGGGTGTCTTCCCGTAGGTGCCAGTCTGCCGTCAAGATTAAGTCTGGGGCTCTCCTATTTTTTGTTCTTTGCATAGTATTCATGTACTTTCATTACATTTGATAGAATGCACTCCTTGCCACGTTCCATTCTGCTTATTGTAGCAGGAGATACCCCCGTTGCTTTAGCCACTTGACGTAAAGATAAACCCAAACGTTGTCTCCAGGGACGGTAAGCAATATCGTCACACTTATGTAATTGTTGTAAGTTTGGTAAGGAAGGATCAAACGTTGGAATAACTTTAAATTGATACGTATTCATTTCTTCAATAATCTTAGTAGTATCTTCCTCAAATAGGATCACTTTAGCTTCTACTATCACAAGATCGTCCGGGATAATCTTAATGGTAATACTTTGTGTTTTACTTGGATCAAGTCCAAATATTGCACAAATATCTTTTCCAAATTGAAATGGTTTAATTGCGGCCATTTTTCTTTTCTTTTGCTATGTACTTTTGGCATTCTTTCCAGGTTCCACGGAACCAAACAATTAATTCATCACGATCAGTCACTTCGTAAGTGTGGCCGTGTACGTGTCTTATTTTCATTTCTTTAATATAGTATCACAAAGTGGGCAAACATCAGGCATCTCTTTATGGAACCTTGTTTCTAACTTAGTAACATTGTTTCCAGTGGTTACAATATCATCTTCAACTAATGTTACTCGATTAAGCAAGTATTGCAATTGAGATTTTGTTGTCTTTAACTCACTTCGTTGTTTATACTTATCAAGGATAGATAACACCAAAGGTTCAAGTGGCAATAACTCATTGGCGGTTGTTTCTTTTCCTTCAAGCTCTTCCAAGTCATCAATTATAGCGTGTAATTCATCCGCTTGAGTTTGTAATTGATCCTGTTGTGCAATGTTATCCAAAGTGGAAGTAACTAATTCTTCAAGCTCAAGTAACGGAGTTAACATTTCAATCTCTTCCTCAAGGTCTGTGTACCGGGTGATGTCCTTCTTCAACGTGTCACGTTTCCCCCGCATGGAAGTAAGTCTAGATTCCATTTGTTCAAGGGCCTCAATTTCAATCTCAAACTTTTCAAGGTTTTCAAATTGAGGTAACTTCGCTTTCTCAGTTGCTATGTCCGTTTCTAAATGGCTTACATCACTTTTCAATCCACGTATCCATCCGTTAATGGCAGAAGTTGCCGAATCAATACGGTCAAGGCGAGCTACCTTGTTAAAGTGTGTTGCTACGGCTCCCGGGGTGTCTGATAACAGGAAAGTGGCATCATGTTGGTTTTGTAAATTGATTTCACTGATGTTAAGAACCCCTTGGATCTCTGCCGGTACTGAAGTACCAATAGCCTTAAATTCAATGTCTTCCTGTCCCTTGAGACGTAACGTGTATTTATCAATCTTATCCTTACTCCGAGTAATGACACCTTCTTCTGTCTCCAACTGTACATTTGTAGCACCGCCCCATCGTGATCGTAAAGCGTCCCCAGAAGGTCTATTCCAAATAAGCCAACGCAAAGCTCTGATAATAGCCGTCTTTCCTCCATCTGTCGTACCAACGATGACATTAACGCCTTCATGAAAGTTGAGTTCAGTTCGTGCATGACTTTGGAAATTTTGTATGGATACACTTTTGATCATTTTGCTTCAGTAACATTAGGTGATACAGGTTTTGAAAACATTACCACTTCCTGTCCTTTAGGGAACTGATCCCACTTAGGCACAAGAGCTTTATGATCGAACTCAACCGTCCTGAAATGCATCTTATACTTTACAGGGAACATCCGCTCAAGCCACTTTGGGAAGTGTTGCATTTTAAAATGCTCCCACCAATTCTTTGGGAATTCATACCCGACGTCATACTTCTGTATGTTTGACTGACCGAGTATTTTCATCGTCACCTCAAAGACCGCCTCATTTACTATGGAAGAGGCCAGTGACCGTACATCAATTGAACGGAATGAATAACGACCAAAAGTTTTGCGTAGATGTACACGCATTTCATCCAAAACGATTTTGGTTACGACGTGTTCTTTGTATTCTTTTTCAGTGCTCATTGTTTCATCATTTTTAACATTGGGGATTGTTGATTCGCCACATAATGTACGGCAAGGGCGTCAGCGACAGCCTCATCAATATATTTTGTGCCAGTCAAAAAAGAATGCCCATATAGTTTTCCAATAGCAACAATAGTCTCAGTCTTCGTCGCTGATTTCTTTCCAAGCAATTCCTTTTTAGAATCTTGTTCAGAATAATATTCAATTGGAAGAGATAGTAGGTCAGCCATTGTTTGTACAATACCTTGAACAATGCCAATCATTACCGCGGCGTTTGCATTTTGACTACCATGTGGGGCTTCTGTCAAAATACAGTGCACATTGTGCTTTTTAATGATAGCCAACAATTTTCTAACAATTTCAGAAGTACGACGGGCGCGGTCATCAGATACCCGTGTGCGCAGTTTCTTGTGTTCTGGTTCAGTCTTGATACACCCGGTAGCAATTACTTTACCTTTCACATCTAATACGGCCCAGCCCCAGGCAGTGAAGCTTGGGTCATTAGTTAGAATAGTAGGTTCTTGAAAAGTGCATTCGCCTGTTTCAAAATTAAGACTGGTCAGTCTTCGGCCTGTGTGTTTGGTCCTTTCCATTATCTGCGAGGTCTACGATTTGATTTAAACTGTAATTCTATCTTGTTCCAAAGTAAAATGACTTCCTGCCTTAAACGTTCTGTCAAGTTCTCCTCCTCAATAATGGCAATAGACTTGTCCATTGACATATCCAACGAACGGTCACCAAGAATGTATGTCTTACTTTTACCATACGTTTTCAAGAACTGTAGGTTCTGCCGTATGTCATCAATACCATAATCGAATATAATTGTCAACGGTGCTTTTCTGTACGGACGGTCAATAGAACTCTTGAAGACTTCTATTTCTACTTCAACGCCGACCACACGCGAAATCTCCTTTCCTCGGAAAGTGACTTCTTTAACAATCTTTTTCAAGACGTTTGTTTTCAAGCGAAGACTGGAGTAGAAGCCGACAGATTCCCCGCCGGGTGTCGTGTACTTAGGTGACCATTGTCCCCCGTCCACGTTGATTCGGACCTGGTTACTACATACCATGAGGAAGTTGTTTTGCGCCAGGATACGGCAGGTTTTGCGCAGTTCCTCACTGAATTCTTTGGCACGTCTCATCCCCATCTTATCCCCGTCATCTTTGCCCATCTCCATATCAGTAGACAAAGCAGCCAATGAGTCAGCCATGATACCATGTATCTTTCCCTTTTGCGGAGGCTTCCATTCTCGAACCGTTTTGAAAACTTCTGGTACGGTGTCAGGTCGGTAATAATCCCCGTCCTCAAGTTTCATACCAAACATTTTGGAGAATGTAGGATTGATACGGGCCTCAGGATCATGGAACTTTACAAGACCCCCCTTCTCTTGTATGCACCCAGCAATTGAACTAAGCAGTACTGTTTTTCCTGAACCACTCGGCCCAAATATCTCTACCAGAATTCCCGCTGGTAAACCACCTCCACGAACTCTCCCTCCAGATATTGCTAAGTCAAGAAGGGTCGAACCTGTACTAACGGTGTTGTAGAAATTTCCGTCATACTCAGTAAATACCTCTTCTTTATCCGACGCTATCTTGTTTTTCATTTGGCGGCTGATTGGGCCGGTTGGTCTTTTCGTTCGTTCCATCATTTAATGAGTTTAATGATTATTTCAGTCACTTGCCGTTCTTCCAAACCTTTTTTCAAAAGCTCAGATTTTAATCTTGTTTTGAATTCATCAAAATTAGATCTTGGCTTCTTCAGTTTTAACTCTTTCCACTCCTTATTTATTCGTTCGAAGAGTTCTTTTATCAGTTCCTTTTCTGACATACTGGGATCAGTTTGTTCCATCCATTGCTCAATTAGCATTAAGAACAATTCTGCTTTGGTTATTCCTTTCGCCAGTGTGTAGAGAGTTAAATAATTATGAACCCGGGGGGTCACTTGAACCCCCACGAGTTTATAATCGTCACGTTTACTTTTTACACTTAAGATTGGCATAGTCTGTTATTCGTTTGCGTCAGCACAGGCATCATACATTTTACAGGTTTCACATTTGTCGTACTTCTCAAAGTCAACACCAAACCTGTATCCATGTGGACAGGTGTCTTTGCCTTTCGCAGTTGTTTTCTTCCCTGGCTTTTCTTCTTCCTCCTCTTCAGGTTCTGTTTTTCTTGCCAGTTTACCTATAGGTTTACGAGTGAAAGTTTTCTTGGCAGCTGGTTTTTCTTCCTCCTCTTCCTCTTCCTCTTCTTCAGTTGGTTTGGTTTTACGTTTACTTGAATTCAACGTACCCCCGTCCTCTTCATGTTCCATCTCCCAGAACTTGGCCTCAAGCTCTTCGAAAGAAAGCATTATAAGCATCTCATCAAGTGCCGGAACATCCTCAAGGATAGATTCATCATACTGTTGATCCCTCTCAACAAAGTCAATTCTGGAAGCCTCGGCAAACGGTTGGCTATTACCGATTGTCTGGCTTTCAAAACGGATTTTGACACTGTACCCTTCTTCCAGATCGGCGAAGTTTTTGTATTCTGGGTTCTCCTTTGCTTCCTTGAGCAGAAGTTCAGTGAACAGGTACTTACTGATGTCAAAGATACAAATCTGATCTTTCAGTTTCCTGTCATCAAGTGGGACAACAACAAACAGGTTCCTTTCAGAGGGTTTTAATGCTCTTGTCTCTTCCTGCGGAGCCTGTGCCTTTATCCTCTTGGCACGGTACTCACATATTGGGCACCTCTGCTTGATAGAGGTGGGACAAACGACAGTGTCATTTGAGGCACCAATGTTTCTGTGTACGAAATAGGGGAGTCTCCACCACAGATCTCCTTTGGCAGCACCTTCTGGGTGGTGATCAGACGTAACTTCATAAGGAATTATGTCAAGGGTAACTTTACATCCCTTTGCATCTGGTGAGTACACACTGATACCCTTCGGTAGTTGCAGGTACCCGTATGTTGCACCTGATCTTTCACTTTTTTGGATAGCATCATCGATAGCTTCCGCAAAATTAGTTTTTCTCTTCTTCTGTACCATTTTGTTTGTGTTTCATTTTTTGTTTATATTTCTTGTAAAGGTAATCATCAATCTCATGGAGTATGCCTTTCATTCCTATCCTTGATAGGACATAAACGACAAGTACGCCAAGAGCTACATATAGTATTACTTCCCACATAGCTTATTTCTTCCGTGATAGCCCTCTGCCGATTTCACCACTTACGGCCTTTTCCCTGGCAGCTCTTTGTTCAGCCAAATCTCTCGGAACAGATGGGCCGGCAAAGTACTGCTGTCCATGTAATCGAACCAAGTTTTCCAAAGCGGCCTTTCTGGTAAAGCTAAATTCGTTCTTTGCCACCTCTGCCATGTCAAGTTCGTATTGGGCTTGCACCCAGGCTTCCTTTGCCTCCTTGTGCCGCTTATGATTACGGTAGTAGGCTTCTATGTCAGCCGCATTGGGTTTTTCTTTATTGCAGCATTTGACAGGGTCTAAGTTTGCTTCCGCAATCAATTCGGCTCGGATAACCTTTATACGCTCTTCAGCCTTGGTCAATTCTCTTTTACGAATCGCCCAATGTCGACCATACCGCAAGGCAAGACTTGCCTGTTCCAACCACTCTACATCGAGAGCAGTATCATCAATTCTTATGTCACTTTCGTAGTCCATCTATCAATTTTTAGTTACTGCATAACAAGCGTAAACAAGTTGTGGAAAACCACTATCGTAAAACGGTGTTAAGAATTCTTCCAAAACCCGTCCTGCCCGTACCATGTCTGACTTCAACAAAACAGATTGGCAGTATCCAAGAACAACGCGACGGATGCTCTCCGCTTCCTGATCCTTTAAGCCAACCAATATCTTGTTAACTTCCCCCCAGGGTTTCTTATTTAACAGGGCACGACAGAGTTCAATTGACTGTGATTGTTCAGCGGCACTCTGTTGTGCTACCTCTATCCGTTTGTCCTCGGGAACACTAAGCACACGTTCGAGAATTTGCAGGGCATTCCGGGGATGTCCGAGACTATCACGTGTTATAACGTCGTACACCTCCTTTGAGACTGTTGCTCCCTCCTTCGCGACTACACGGCGCAATAATTTGAACATCTGAGATTCGTCCAAAACCTTTACCTGTAACTGTACACACCGACCTTTTATGGTTGGTAGAAGTTTCTGTGGGTCAGTTGTACATAGTACGAAGTAGACATGTGATGGAGTATCCTCAAGAATCTTAAGCAATGCATTCTGGGCATCGTTTGTCATCTTGTGGCACTCATCAATTATCCATACACGGCAGTCTGATTCCATTGCCATGTACTCGCTCGTACGACGTATCTCACGGATGGTATCAATACCACGGAAGTCAGCTGAGTCTACTTCCTTTAGATCGGATCCGCTGGAGTTAAGTTTACGGGCAATGATTCTTGCGATAGTTGTCTTGCCACAACCCGTTGGGCCATGGAGAAGAAAGGAATGTGGGCAAGAGTCAGTATTGCCCAGCATTCCTTCAAGAGAGGCAATCACTTCGTCATTGCCACGCATTTGGGTTAGGTCGGTTGGTCTGTATTTCAAATATAAGCTCATCCTGTTGGGGTTTAAAACATATTATACGAAAAATCATTTAATTTTGTATTCATCCTTTTCCGCCCAGCTTCCGTCAACTGGGCAAAGTTCTATTTCTACTTCAAGTGGCACAATAATCCAAGGCCAATGTGCCGGGAGGTCTTCACAGGTAACACGATGTACAACTTTCACAACATACTCTAATTCGTCAGGGTGTACATCAAGAATCATACTATCATGTATCTGTCCTACAAGTCGTGTTCTCCAATTCTCTTCCTGAGATATCCTGTCAATCTCCGTAAAGGCCCACAATAGACAGTGGAAGGCAGCACCTTGTACAGGATAGTTGATACAGTCATTCTTACCCATAACACCATGACAGCGGAAACCTGTGTACATATCAATATATCCATACTTTTGATATGTTTTCCACCAACGATCTTTCCATGAGGCATAGTCAGCAAAACGGACACCCCAGAAGTCTGACTCAATCTTTTTCACATGGTTGATAAAGGCATCAAGAGATTTGATTCCCTTTTCAATAAAGTGATCTGACAAATGGGCTCCGTCAATTTCTATTCCTTGCCCAGGTTTCCATTTGGTAGGAGGCAACTTACCCCAATTGCATGCCATGTATGTGGCACAGTTTTTATAATAGTCACCGTAGAACTCTGGGAAAACAAAACCATTCTTTGCCGCTTGTCTCAGTACCTTGTGGGCTGGATTAGACTTGTCAAACGTGTCAAGTATAAACAGTTGTCGCGCCATATCGGCATGCATGTCTGACGTAGGATCTTTTATGTATTTCAACATTGTGGGGTCCCTGTGGTAACATGCCGCAATTCGCACCTCAAGTCCAGAATAGTCAACTTCCATTAATTGATGCCCTGGACGGGGAAACAATGCTTTGCGAACAATCTGCATAGATTCTTCATCCCGTTTCGGTATGTTTTGAAAGTTAGGGTGGTCGGAGCTTGAGCGAAAAGTACGAACAAGATGTAAGTTGAAGAACGGATGTATGTATCCTTTCACCTGTTCTCTTGAAAAGGCTTCAAGGTATGTGTCCCGTACCTTTTTCAACTTACGCATGTCTAACAGTATGTCTAACTCAGGTATGTTTAACTGGCGTAAGGTTTCCTCATCGGTAGAACCTTGTCCAGACTCCGTTTCCTTTTCAACTTCCAACTTCTTTGTCTTGTACAGGAAGTGGGCAAGTTGTGCGTTGGAGTTGATGTTTACCCTGCCACCTCGAGAATGTTCCCAATGCCGATAGAAATCTGAGGCCTTAAACTTCCGTTCAAGCCTGTTTATTTTGGAGGTTAGATTAGCTTTGCGTTGTTCAAGGTACTCCATGTCAACACGAATTCCTTGTTGTTCTGCTCTAGCAATGGCAAGGATGCCATGATGCATCAAACGGTACGCGGCTTCACTATGTGGGCTGGCATCCATTCTTTAAATCGTTTTTCAAATGTTTGTGCTATTTCATCTGTTTTATTACAAAACACAGGATCACTCATTTCCTTACGGGCTCTAATAAGTTTGAGCTCATGTACGATGTTATTGTAATTCTCCTCGGTGATCCCACATTTGTTTACATAATCCCCGAACATGCACAACCTGGCATAGATAGGGCTTCCGTACACTTTATGCACTCTTTTAGCTTCGTTCTTCCCATGCCACCACAGGACAACTATGGTAAAAAGAAACAAGCCAATTAAGACTACAACCTCTAAAGGTTTCATTGTTGGTAATGCTTCCATGATTAGAAAGGTAATAAGATTTGACTTTGTTGTAACATTGCTAACCGATATTCATATATCGTATCGAGGGCACAATACGTTAGGAGTTTTTCAGTTCCCCCTGGTACTGTAAGAAGTTCAAGTACACGATTAAGTCCATTGCCATCACTATTATCAACGGCATGTAAATATGGAGAGATCTCACTTGCGTAATCAACGACACCAAGTTGTACGTAGGTTTGAAACTTAAGACTTGTTATCCCTGGACGGTTGTCAAGAATATGTGCGGCTTGCATACTATCCCAATACCAATTGGTGACGGGTTGTCTTAATCGTACGACACTCCAAGTATCCTCAAATTTCATGTTGTGTGCCATCTTTCCTACTTTGGGATTGGCTAACAAGTCAAGGAACGGTTGTCGTTCGGCCTTTGTTTCCGGCATCAAAAACGCATACGTATGATCTGGGGAATCAGCAACTGCCGCACAAACGACACGGTGCCCTGCCGCATGTGGCTTAAGACCCGTTGTCTCATAGTCAATCGCAACAGGACCTTTTATACGTTTCAATACGGATAAGTCATCAATTATCTCAATCTCCGGCTCATTGTATTTCGGCAGAGCACCAAGTGCAAAGGCCTGTTTCAAATCCCTTTTCCATATAGCTTGTACGTCAGGTTGTTCTGAGACTCGTTCAATGTAACTCGGATGAAATGTAGGACAGAGCCAAGCATTAAAATCTAAATCAGGTATTGTAAACCCCCGCCACTTACTTATCGTCCCCAGATCTTTCATCCAACGGTGTCCTATTATGCTGTATAGTGCCGTATTTCCGAGGATAATAATTTTATGTGGGCAATACTCCTCTATTGTCCTAAGTACTGACCTACGGCAGCATTCCGCCTCAAAATTAGAAGGTGGGCGGTTAGTTCCCTTAAGATCTACAGGCCTACATAAAACCGCGTTGATGTTAACACAATCTTCAAACAAATCAATACCTAATGAAGAGTATGTTTTTTGGAGAAGCTTGCCAACTTTACCCTGCCAGGGTTTTCCTGTACGATCCTCTGCCTCTCCCGGAGCCTCACCTATGTTCAGTATCTTCTTTTTGAAATTACCGAAAGGTTTCATTTGTGGGGATTCACAGGTTCGGTGTAGGCCGCAAGTTACACAGGTGCCAACCTTACCCGCTGGTCGTGTAATTGACTCGACCTCTTTCTTTGTGAAGAACCCCTCTATCATTTCTTGTTCTTAAGAGCTTTCAGAATACCAACGTACACCCAGCCACTACCTGCGAACTTTATACGGTTACTTGTTAGTTCACAGGCTTGAGTTTCTTTCAGAATATCCTTCAACAGATATGGAGTAATGACAAAGGCTATTTTCTTTCCTTCATACTTTTCCATCTCTAATGTTTCCACGAAGCGACCTGTATCCGAAGTGGCTTCCATTGTGAGGCCTTCATCGTCTACCGTTATGTGTATTTCTTCTTCCAACATGCGTTCACGTTTGGAGAACACCATGGCACGGGCAAGTGTCTCATCAAGCCCCTCCGGCAGGATAACCCTTGTACCGGATACCTGTAAGTGTTGATCCATTGCTGGATACTTGTCTTCGGCAAACAAACGACATGAAATTATTGTACCCCCTTGACAACGAAAATGGGCCCAACCTTGTCCCAATGCAATTCGTGTAGGTGCCAACTTAACCATCTCCACAACCGAAGCGGCAGGGATAAGTAAAGTAGGAATGGATAGTTCAGTTGATAATGTATAACGTGTGATACGGTAGCCGTCTGATGCCTCAACGAAACCGTCCTTGTTTATGTGTACACAGGTGAGAAGTGGTTGACTCATGTTTGTTCCGCTTGAAGTCATTACGAAACGGCAGGCATCAATAAACCCCTCAGGTAGTTTCTCCCACTTGCCTTTCTCTCCGAGTTGTTCTTCAAGGGGTAGTTTGATTTCACTTTGTAAGGTGAAGTTTGCCTTTGCTCGTCCAGCTGACAGCACAACTTCGGCATCGTTAATTTCAAGATCAATTTCTTTTTGTGACACCTTGCCAAGAAACTTGTACAGGTTCTCTGCTGAGATGGCCCCTGTCAAATTGAGGAAGTCCACAGGATGAGAAATACTGATCTCATCATTGTAAGTGACTACCTTTCCGTTTACAAAGGCAAAAGAAGTTGATTGCTCTATCAAATCTCTGTTTGCCAAACCTGGCTTAACAATTTCAAGAGCTGTTTTTAGATCATCCTTTACTATTTTCATTCTTCATATGGTTTAATAAGGTTTCTTTTAACTTGGATACAGGAAGTAATGTACCATCCAGGTATTCCGGTGCAACATACATGCGGTTTACTTTCTTGTCTTTGTGTCGATAAGATGTGTGCCAATATTTTGTGGGGATATCTCCGTACTTGAAAAATACAAACCAACCAGTTCGTACGAATAAAAGAACACATACCCCCTCTCCTCCTAATTTTTCTAAGGCATACTTGACACGATCCTTTTCAGCCGTGGCTTTAACGATTGATGAGGGCATATCATAACGAACATGCCCTTGTATCTGTTTAACGTAATCAACAACAGACATTTGACATTTAACAGGAACCGCCGTATATTCTTTTGAGGTGATCCATTGTGTATTACCAACTATTTGGCTTTCTTTCGTTGGAACTTCCTTTACAGGAGTCAATACGAAACCAGCCTCTTCCAATATTGGACGTAGGAATAACTCAATATCTTGTAGGTTTTTATCCCCACCAAAGACATGTTCTTTTTCAGGTAACGGAAATAACGTATCCATTATTTTCTGTATTTTGCTACCGCTTTGGCAATGTTCTCACTCCAATAAGCGTAGCTGATTAAGATATCAAGTTTGGACCGTACCTTGCCAAAGATTGCCAAGTGTGTCGTTGTTGAAACACCCATGTACATGATGGTCTTTGGACCTTGTATCATCTCTTCCTTCTTGATCAAATTTTCTACGTACGGACGTGGATACACAGGTGTCCTTCTTTGAAGACGTGTCCACATCGTTAAGTTCCACCTCATGCGTTCTTCCCAGTGATTGGCAAGTGTACGAACTTCGGTGTTAGAAGGTTTGATTATATAACCAAACTCGGGTTTCAGTTCCTTCTTCGGATTCTTCTTGTCTTTACGTGTCGGGCGTTGTTCCTGATAACGAAGTTCTCCTAATTCAAACCCACCATCTACTATCAAACCTTCGTATGCCTTTTGAGCACTCGGTGGCAGGCCAAGAAAACTTGTCTCATTACCAACGACATGTTTAGCCTGATCCGATACACGGCAGATAAACATATCAAAGTATTTAAATTCGTTATCCCGTATTATTGGCAACAGGATACTGCCCCATACGGCGGATATGACAGGAGTAAAGGAGTCAACTGAGAACCAGGGATACTTGAGCATCTGATCAATCTGTGTCAAACCAAGGCCATGTATCTTAACTTTGGGCATGTTATCTTTGTCAAGGAAGAACTTCTTCCATATAACATCAAAGCCTTTTAACCGTTGTTCTGTATCCAAGTTAGCTACGGCACCGATGGCAATGTGATCAGTCTCGTCCAGGTACTTTTTCAAGTACTCTTCCTCTCCAGTTACCATGTGGTAAACAGGAATGGTGTGGGCTCCTAAGGATTTCAAGTACTTCCAATTCTCATAACTTTTCTTTGTGTCGTTGATATGGTCAAGGTTAATACAACCGTCAAACTCATGACCATGCTCAATAACGAATTGGGCATACTTATCAATGTCAATGGTGATACCTTGTCTGTATGCGGTGTAGGCACCGGAATCAATTAATACTCTTGGTGTTTTCATTCATATAGCATTATGTGAGAAACATCTTCATAGAACTGTTCAGCCTGACCTTCTGTCAATAACCGTGGTGTAGAAACCTTGTCAGCAAGTACTCCTTCAATGATTTTTACACATTCATCAATTGAGTCGTATAAGTACTCATTTGGGAGCAACTCCGGGTAACTGAACGCTCTTGGTGCCACCGGGACGCATCCGTTGCGTACGGCATCTACAATTTGGTAACCGTAGGTTTCCTCTTTGGCGGTTATCAATAAAACTTTGGATTCTGCCAAGTATTGGTAATAGGCGGCCCAAGAAGACATCACAAATGGTGTTTCAACTTTTAAACCCAATCGTCGGCACACTTCTTTTTCAAACTTCATATTTCTTTTCTGTAAACCTGGACGAGATACATTTATCAAAGTCCTGGTTTTCATTGGAAACAATAGCATTGGCAGTTCCGAAGAGAACGGTGGGTTTGGAAATGGCACGACAGCCGTATTCCCCCAACCGAGTTTTAAACGGTGGTAATGGGATGCTACGAATACAGTATCAAACAAGGCTGCTTGCCTTGTTTCAATTGGCCATTTCAATCCGCGTTCGTGTAAGAAATAATCATAACGGTTTTTGCTTGTGGCATGACAAATGGCAAAGCATTTCTTTGGTCGTTTGTGGAATAAGGCATTGGCAAACAAACCAGGATAACTTAAATCACAAAGCAAAAGGACGTCATCCGGTTTCAATACAAGATCCGCATATTGCATAATCTGCCGTGCTTCAAACTCCATAGCATTTTCCATAGGAGCAAATACACTACCGGGCATTCCGCTGGATTCAGGTAAGGAACTGAAAACAGAAGGATCAGTTACTCCAAGAGTCACTACCTTATCAAAGTATTTGGAGAACTGTTCTGGGAAGACTTTTGCCCACCATTGTTGATAACGCATCGGGGTGGGGTATTGTGGTACAAGAATTAGTCGGCTCATATCAGATTTTCATTATCCATTGTGTGTAACCTTCAAACAAGAAGTACTTATGATCATACTGCCACAGACTTTTCTTACTGGTGTAACAGTATTCTAAGTCGCGGCGTTTGAGTTCAGGGGTTTCCACTTCATGTAGGTATGGGACGTTCATGTTCGTTGTGTAAAAGATTACCTTGTACCCGTCACGTAACATAATCACACCTACATTTCCAAGGTGTCGGTGTAGGGGGTGTATTTCATTCGTGGGGTCCGGGAAGAGGTATGTCAACCTGTTTAACATTGGAAGACTGTCTATTGACCGTACACTGAAACCAAAACACTCACTTGAGTTTACGGCCTCTTCCATTGCCTTTTCAGAACCGAAGTACACATCTGTCACCTGCCCTGTTTTCAATAGCTCGTAACAACCAATGATTTCGTCATCAGCATGTGGGGCTATAATTACATGGTCTCTCATACCCCGGTGCTCATTTGGAGTAAACCGTAGAACTCAATACGACAGGCGGTGTGATTCATAAAGTCTCCGTGAAGAGAAGATATAAAGCACTTGTCAACATAGAACACTACGGCGACACCTTCTGATTTCTCAAAGGTGTCATTGAGGTGTTCCGTCAACGCTCCTGCCATGTTACGCAATTTCTGGATATCGTTTACCCAGCCATCAGTTTTGTTTGCCTTCATAAAGGCTACAACCACATTGTCAAGTGTGGTGAGATCATCATCGGTAATCATACCGACGTAAATAGGGAAACCCCAATGCGTGTACTTCCGTATGAGCAGGGGGCTGGCATGTTTGTCTACCAGTTTTGTAAAAGTTTCATTCTCCATAACCACTAAATATTTCGTCTTTGTTAATTTGATAAGCTTCTGCTAATTTCTCTATGGTTTCTTTTTGCATACCAAGAAGAGGGGCTTCAAGTTTGATTGGCCTACTGCCGTTTATTTGTAAGAGTTTATTCATTTGGTAAACCCACTCCTGTGAACAATCTGGGAATATGTTTTCACGATCGGCATAATTGGCTCCGTACCAGATTAAGTCAATTCCTTGGCTTTCTGCCAGTGAAGCTGCGTATGCGGTGAAAAGCATGTTCCGGGCAGGTACATGCCACGGGGACACCCCTTCGTACTGTTTATCCCCCGTTGTTAATTTGGAAGGGATAGGTAAAGTAATTGAAGCAAGTGTCCAATTGACTGCCCGTTTAGAACATTGAGCACGGGCATACTCAATTTCTTTTTCATGCTTTTGTCCGTAATGGAAAATGAGGCATGATACATCATATCCCAAATCCAAGGCAAGATTCAATAGAACAGTGCTATCCAATCCTCCGCTAAAGAGTAGGAGAAGTTTCTTTTTCATGTTGTTTCCTTTCTCTGATTTCAAGTAATAATCTATCAATTTCAAGATGTCGTATGCGACCGAATCTAAAAGCCGATCCAGTCAAATAGTTAAGGACTCTCCGAACCTTGAGTGGATCGGAGAAGTCCTGTAAATATGTTCTCAATATTTGGCAGTTGGTTGTGGGTGTATGCTTCCACGTACCAAGGAACGAGCGACGTATTATCTGCCACTCAAGGTCGTTTACAATTTCTTGTATTTTCATTTCCGGATAGCCTCGAACTGTATTTCGATTTTGGATGGGCGGGTTATTCTATCAACGGTGAACAGATCCTCCCTGGACAAGTACCATTCACCAACTTCATCATACCAAATGGAACGGTGTAATGTTTCATCAGGTGTGCTAAAGAGTTTGAAACAGGTAATGTCCAATGTTGAAAAGTCTCCACGACTTGTCCTGTTTGCCAATTCGTCCAACAGTTTGATAAAGTCCGGTGTAATAATAATCAACCGACCACCAGGCTTTAAGACACTCCATATTTTGAATAAGAGTGTGGTTATCTCCGCATGAGTAAGGTGCTCAAACAAGTGTTCAGCCCGTACCTCATCCACCGATTCTGCGGCAAATAAGGAAGGCAGTTCCTGTACATCAGCCTCAATGAAATTATGCCCTTTGTATTCTTCTTCCGGCAATACCATAAGGTCAATGTTGATGTAGTCAGGCAACAGTTTATTGCCACAACCAAGGTTTAGTTTTTTCATTCTACTCTTCGTTTAGACCATTTCGATTTATCAATGTGTTCTCCGGCATGAGAGGTAAATACCTTTTCCCCCATGACAGGATCCGTTTCTTTCCAATAGTGGTGCATGAAAGGACAGACCCAAATACAACCGGGGCAATCCATCGCATCAAGGCGAACAGCCTCTTTCCATTCCTCTGTCTTCTCAGGCAAATCAAAAATGGTAAATTTTGGCGTTCTTGTCCCCTTGCGGTAACCACAGACTCGTAAAGTACCATCTGCGTCAATCGTAGGGCCATCATAGGGGTTACCTTGACAATGCCAACCCATTCCTACTAATTTAGGATTGGCAATGATTGCCTGTAGGTATTCGGGGTTGTATATCAGTAAATCTGTTGCCTGAAGAAGAGATTTGAAAACAGAAGCCACAATGGGGTAGTCCTGTTCTCTAAACATGTAACCTTTCATGTCTTCCTCAGGTGGAAAGAAATCGTACTTATGATCCTTACTCCAATGGATAAGATTGATGCCGGCAAATACACCTAAAGTGGTTAATTGTTGTACAATCAAACCAATGTAGGCAATGTTCTTGCGGTGTACTGTAATCGTACCTTGCATATCAACTTCCGGATGTAATTTTTTCACTCGGTAGAAGGCGTCCCAGGCATCAGCCGCTTTTTCAATTGAGCTGTCACGTACCTGACTACGGGCTCCCATAGGATAATCAACCCCACAAGACAAGTTGTCAATAACTTTGTCTCCAAGAAGAATCTGCTCATGTCTGCTAAACAGTTTCTTTGGTGCAGTGGTGTACATGGCATATGGCACTTTGTTTGCCTTGAATATAGGAACCAACTTTTCACCCAAGAGCCAAGGTTCGTTTCCTAAGATAAGGTTGAAAGTTACACCGATATCTTTCAATATATCAAATGCCTCAATCCACTGTTCCTCTGTCAATTCCGGTCCGGTATCCTTTCCTTCACGAATAGAACAATAGGCACAGTCTCTTGGACATCTTCGCGTCATATACGTTACGGCAAGTTTCATGGTAAAGCAATCAGTTGTAACAATTCTGCTCTAGCTGTGGCATCATCCAAGAAGCTGCCCGTCAATGACGAAGTTGTCATAGTTGACTGCTGTTTGTTTACTCCACGCATCCTCATACACATATGAGTGGCCTCAATGATACAGGCAGCACCCTCTGGTTGTAGATATTCCATTAACGCCTCAGTAACTTGTTGACCGATACGTTCCTGAATTTGTAATCTACGGGCAAAGACATCAACAAGTCGAGCCAACTTGGACAAGCCTATTACCTTCTTTCCTGGTATATAGGCAACATGAGCTTTTCCAAAAAATGGAAGCATGTGGTGTTCACACATAGAATAGAGCTCAATGTTCTTACAAATGACAATTTGACTGTACCCATTCGTGTCTACGAAGGTTGTGAACAATGATGCCACGTCCTGTTTGTAACCGGCATACAGTTCACTCCAAGATCTTACAACACGTTTGGGGGTGTCGTATAATCCCTCTCGCGAAGGATCCTCCCCCAAACGGTGTAAGATTTCCTTTAGCAGGTCTTCACTACTCAATCCCATTCTCGGTGAGTTTGAGGTTACCAAGCCAGTTCGGATCACGCTTGATCCTGTACTTGATGTGGTTGTTTACCAGTCCCTGGTTGGCAGACATCTTCAGCCCACGGGCTTTGATTTCCTTTTCAAGCTTGGGCAGGATCTCATCCCAGGCACCTCCGGCAAGTATCACCTCATCGGTGAAAGCGGCGAAAGAGCCTTCATGCTTGAACTTCGGTTTTGCATCGCCTGCGACCTTGACGTTGCTTTTCTTGGCAGGGGGTGCCGGTGGGACTTTCTTGGCAGGTGCTTTCTTGGCAGGTAGAGCTTCCTCTTCAGGATCTTCCTCCTCTTCAGGATCTTCCTCCTCCTCTTCCTCTTCAGGTTCTTCTTTCTCCTTCACAGGAGCCGGTTTCTTTTTACCAGTTGCCTTGGGCTTGTCTTTGTATTCTTCGATGATTTCAAGAGTTTCCTCAGTGAACTCATCATCAGGGGTAATGAGACCTGGTTCGTTAACGGCCTCTTTGATGATAGCTTCCAGCTCGGGCGCCTTCATCTTATTCGTGATGACAATGTCATCCTTGTTCTCGTCAACAAGACCAAGTGTTTCAACCAGTTCTTTCACTGCTGATCTCAGCTCTTCAATTTTACGCATAGTGTTTCAACTGTTTTAAATTAGACAATAAAGTTGTTTGCAGTATTATACGAAAAAGTTTTCTATTTCTATTTCAAATGCCTATTTTCTTGTCCCACAAGACAATGTGTTCACGTGTGCGGAACAGTACACCTTCCCGGATTGCTAATTGTACAACCATTTCTGTATTAGCATCTACCTCGGCTTTGGTCGCTCCTTCCGGCATGAGTATAACTTGAGATCGATCAATATATCGTGTTTTTAAAAACATTGAATCAATCTCATGCCAATCTTCCGGTTTGGTAATAACAAACTTGAACCAAGAATTACGGTAACTGGCAGCGTCTACAATGATTAAGGGATTGTACCTCTTCTGAAAAGGATTTCCACTGCTATCAAGTTTTGGAGAATTATTCCAACAATCAATGTACTGAGACATCACGCTGGTTGGGAATAAACTACACTCATTTTCAATTTCTGTGTAGGGTTTGAAGTGAAAACGCTTTTGAAACTGATACAAAAATTCTACCAAATGATCTTGTTGCAGTAATGGACTACCTCCGGTAAGGACAAGATGTTGTCCATTTTTTAGACTTGGTATGATTAGACTATCCGCCATCATTGAAAATAGTTCATCAAACGTGTACGGATTACCTTGTTTCCAAACTTCAGTGGTGTCACACCATACGCAATCCAATGAGCAACCTTGTAGGCGTAAGAAAGCCGAAGGGTGTCCAAGGTTTATCCCTTCTCCTTGTATGGAGTCATAAAAGAACTCAGAAACACGAAGGTAATTTTCATGCTCTGGCCTTTTTCGCTTTTCAATAGGAAAAGCCCGTATCAATTGTTTCGCTTCAATCATGGCTCGTACCGGGCTGAGGTTTTTGGAGTCTCACTTACTTCCACGGCACATACCTCGGAATGCATCGCATGGAAAATATTGAACAGATCCCAAGCCATGTTCTCAGCGGTGGGATTGTACTGTAGGAAATCATTGAGATGTTGATGATCAAACACGTCATCAATAAACTTTTTGATGTTGTCCAATTCCCGGTAATCAACGATAAAACCTGTGTCGTTAAGTTTTTTCGCACAGAGCTCTACCGTCACCACATAATTGTGACCATGTACTCTGCTGCATGGGTGTGTCTCAGGTAGGCAATTAAGTTGGTGGCTTGCTGAGAAATGAAATTCTTTTCTGATTTTGTACATCTTGTCCTCCTATCTTTTGGTTAGTTATTCATCTGCTGGCATAACACCTGACATGTCTATCCACATTGGTTTTTCGATTCCCTTTTCATCAACAACCCATAAACGATGATTTTCATCATCAATACGATTGACAAGGAATCGCATAGAAAACCCTTCCGGTGTCATATCAACACCAAGTTTAGCAAAGGCGTCAGGGTTGAGCTTTAATCGTTGCCGCACATAGAACTGAGATGCGTTCAGTTGCTGTTGTGTTTCCGCCTGCCGCATCTCACGAAGTTCGTCCAAGCATTCTGTCAGTAACTGCTTATTGGCCTCAGACTTTGTCGAAGCTCGTACTGACTGTAATTTGAGAATGATTTGTTCTGTACTCATATCAATTGTTTTCTGTTGCTTCCCAATTCGTGTTGAGTTTATCTTCAGTCTGTGTGTAATGTAGAGAGAACGTCTTAAAACCAAAGCCCCCGGCACGTTGCTTATCTTTCATGATGGTAAACCAAGCTTCTCCAGCGTCTGGGTTCTTCCTTGCGTGATTTGTCAATCGGAAGATATTATGGGCCATAGCCCCCATGGCCGATGCTCCCCTAAGGCCCTTTTTGCCGTCTTTACCAGAGTGGTGTAGGAGAAGGCATGCTACATCGAGCGCACGGAGATCTCTCAAGAGGGGGCTTATTTTCACGTTCCATTCGCTATTACTGTTCTCTTCCTCAAGCCCAAACAGGGTGCTAACACTATCCAAGACAATCAACTTGTAGGTTGGGTGCTCTTTCAACCAATGTAAGAGTTTCAACTGGTTCTCTCGTTTGGCAAGGTAGAACGAATCTTCTGTAGCTAACTGATACTCCGGTATTGATAAAATTTGCATACGAAAGTCACTTCGTTGCTTACCCAACCACTCAAACTGAGTAACCCTTTCTTCCATTTCTTGCTCACCTAACTCCCCGTCAACATACAAGCATCCCGTGTTATGTTTGACTTGCCAAGTACCTATATCACATTCTTCTCGATCGAACTCTTTTAGGCCAAGAAGGTACCCGATAGATATTGTCAACAACGATTTACCAGATCCGTAGTTCCCATAGATGATTGTCAACTGCCCTTCTCGTAACCAAGGTGATAAGAGCATTCGTGGTGGGTCCTTCCTGTGCCGACGTATCTGGGAAGCTGTCTTGATAAACGTTGTCAAGGAAACCCCACCTGACTCGATAGGTTTAAAACTTCTTATCAACTCTACCGCATCCTCTGTCTTACCTTCCCCTACCAAACCTTCAATGGTTTGAGACAACAAACGGAGATGTCTTTCATTGAAATACTTCTCCGTTTCGTCAAACAAGAATTGGGTATCAACACCTTCCTTGACAAACTCTTTACTCAAGGATGGAAGAATATCTTGTTCTATTTCTTCCGCAATGTCTTTTGGTATCTTATTGTCGCGAACCTTACTCAAGTAGATTGCTTCGATGCCTTTGCCAGGGGCTTCGTTATACTTGTCAAAGTACTCCCAGATCCAAGTGGCAAGTCTCTTGGCAGTGACAGACTCAAGAAGTGAGATGTTCCAAATAGGTTTGACCTTCTTTAGAAACTCTGTCGAGGTGATTAAGCCGATTAGTATCTTTCTTTCTATCATGTCTATTCTATGTAGAGGTTGCCATAGGTGTCACGATAATATCCATCAGGGCAGAGATTATATCTGATACCGTCATCAATAACAAATTTCTTTTGTCCTGGAGAGGTCCCGTATTCTATTCTTGTCATGGCATCTTCTAATCTAATAAATTTCATGCGGAGTGAGTACCCTGACTCGATTACTGGAACATACTCACCTCCTATATTCTTGTCGTACCAATCTAAAACCTTTTCTATCCTTTCCATCTCGACACCCATTGTCTCGGATAGCTTCCTAATCTCGGTGGCCCATTGTAGAAGAATCAAGTGGGTAGGATTGATTTTCTTTTTCTTCTTTATGATGTCGCGCAACCGTATCGCGTATGGTAGGCAAGATGCCGTTCTTTCTTCCTTGGTTAGCTTTGGTTTTGGCGGTAATTCTTGTATTGTCTTTTCAAGGAAAGGAAAACCGTTTGATTTAGGCTTTCTCTTGGCGGCTACTGACACACCTTGATTAATGGAGGGGCTGCTTACTTTGTCTATATTTTTGGAAGAAATAGAAAAGGTTAGGTCTTTCTGGTCTTTATGTTTGGTACTAAAAGTACCAACAAAGACTTTACTTAAGAGTAAATATAAAAATAAATCTTTTGACACCTTGACGTTTATTGATTGCCCTTGATTTTGGGTGCGAAACCGATTGACGGTGTCGAAGATGTATCGTTCGAGTTTGCTAAAAGACTTTTGGGTGCGAAAATTGCTTGAGGGTATCTTGATATGTACATCTCCTGTTTCTTGACAAAAGTACACATCAACAGTCAAGGTAGTATCTTGTTTCTTTTCTTTAAATTTCGTTCGTTGCATGTCGCAAGTTAATTGTGAAAATATCAGAAGGTTTCCCCGAGGCGGCGGGTACTCCCTTCTGATACAAACCTAAGAAAACTGGAAACAAAAATATCTTTTTCATGATCCGCCTATTCATGTTTTAGTTATCGTGCAAACAACAAATATAAAGACCGTTTTTGATATTTACAAACATATTATACGAAAAATTTTTGAGAACATTTATTCACTTGATTTTTATATAGTTGTACCAATGAATGTTGTTCACGCAACTTTCATAATTCGGTAGTCTACCCACATAGTTCTTCCATATTTCATGTGTAAAAAGCGAATTATATCAGTGTCAGTGAATGACATAGGAACCAATTCTTTCTTGAGTTTACCCTGAGGCATCGTGACGTACACCGTCTTCTTTCTGGTGGAATTCATATGGCATCTTCTGTTCTCATGAACACTTCATTTTCAGGGAGTGGACAGTTCTCTATCCATTCGATATCTTCCTTGATTTTCCATTTGTGTTTCAAGGGGAATATCGAGATACCTTTAAAGATGTTTAGTCGCAGCGGAAGGCTCTCATCAAAGTCTGCCTCTCTTTCGGACTCAACAAAGTGACGGGCGTCGTATCTGTCATGTATCGTAACTGTGAGTCCGTCAAGCATCCAGTCAAGACAATAGAACAAAACAGTTGCCAAGTCTGTCGTGTACAGTATTATTTTGGCAAACGTGTTTTCTTTTCGTATTGCACGAATTAGACGTTGTACACGCAGCGGTTCTGTCATAGGTTCTCCACCTGTTATCATGATTTCATCGTACCCTGCGTAACTGGTACAGACAGGCAGTTTAGATAGGTCCCATTGATTGTTGCAACAACCGGAACAATTTTTGTTGCAGTTTTTCGTAATCAATAATCTTAGCTTTTTCATATGATTTGTTTTACAAGATAATTGGCTTCTTCTTGCGACAACCCACCAGGGTCACCAACGATATCAATTCTAAAGGCATCAACCCCGCGGAACTTGAGTTCGGCAACAAGTTTGTTGGCTTGCTTTATTGCTTGAGGGTCGTCATCGTACATAACGGCAACCCTGGTAAAGTGTCGGGCAATCTCTCTGACTTGCCTTGCAGTAAACTCAATGCCGAAAGTGGCAAAGGCATCGTACCCTAGACGCCAGACATCAGTAGGGCCCTCGACAGCGATACCTGTACTTCTCCATTTGTCTTGACGACCGTAGACAATATGTTTGTGGAAGATAACTTCGCGATCTTTGGGGCAGGTAATATATTTCCAAGGACTCTTGTTTGTGATATCCCGCGATGTAAAGCTCGCTGCCGTGTTGTCCCACAGTATAGGTATAATTATCCTATGCTTAAAAGATAAGTGATCCAGGGTAGAATAAGGACCCGTACCGACGACATTCCATTGTCGGATAATACGATCGGGATCGAAACCCCTGTCAAGTAAATATTTCCTGTGGTTCTTTTCTAAAGGTCCTGTCCCAGAGGGCATTTGGTGAGGCTTGGTAGGAGTCGCTGTGAGTTGTTCTTTAGGTTTAGCAAAGATGATACCGTATTGCTTTATCAACTCTGCCGTTTCTCCTGGGCTTACCTTTATCATCTTTGCTATTGTCGGCACGATAGGGTGCCAACCACAACGCCAACAATAATAGTGTTCATTGTGTAGATCGAAACCGAGATGGTACCCCGGGTTGCCTGTACACCAAGGGCAGGGTGAGTTTACCCAACCAGGTCGGCAATGCTTATGGCCCTCCGTCAAGTGGGAGATGCCAAAGTCATGATAAAGTTGTAGGATGTCCATTTAAAAGGGTTACAATATGTTATACGAATATCAGTACTATTTTACAGTCAAGAGAAAGCGGCTTCCAGATCCTCGATACCTTTCTCTATTTTGGTTTCGTCCCAACCTCTTGCAGCCATCATCTTTCGTACACGATGGTAGGCTTGGTAGGAAGGCATGCTGGCGAATTTCTTATAGGATTTCAAGACTAACTTTGCTATCTCACAAGCATCTTCTGTCAAGCCTTCCCAATAGAACTCTGGTGTCTCAGTCTCATAACGAAAGACATCTTCGTATGATTCCAAGCCGTTACCATAGTATTTCCGTTGTAGTTGACAGCGATAGTCTTCTAAATGATTCCAGATAGATCGCCAGACGTAGGTAGATATGGCACCTTTCTCCGGGGTGTAGGTATCAAGTGCCTGTAGATAAGCGAGGGCTGCCTCTTGAAATAAATCGTCCCAGTTTTCTCGGGTTTTCTTGTGGAAGGTCCAAGCTATTTTGCGTAATAGATTCAAGTGATCCATACTAAGATATATAACCTTTTATGAGTTCTGTTAACAATGATTCCTGTGCTGTTATCTCTCCGTCAAGTACGGCATCAAGTACTTTTCGTTTGCTGTCAAGTATGTGTGCAAGACGTTCCTCGATGGTGTCAGGAGCAAGTAAGAAATAGATGTTGACAGAATCCTTTTGTCCAATCCTGTGACACCGGTCTTCCGCTTGACTAAGATCACCAGGTGTCCATGGCAGTTCCAAAAAGACAACGTTGGAAGAGGCTGTCAATGTCAGTCCTACCCCTGCCGCTTTTATGTTACCAACGAAGAGTCTTATCTTGTCATTGCCTTGGAAGGCCTCAACTGCTTTGTTTCGTTCGGACAGTGATACTGATCCATCAATCTTAACGGCAATCTTACTAAACTTTTCCATCAAGGCATCTATCACAAACCTGTGCACGGCAAAGACAACAAGCTTCTCTCCATTCTCTAAGAAGTCCGAGATCCAGTCAATTGACTCTGCCAGTTTACCCTGTACAGATAATTGTTTCAACGCCTCGATTTTTGCAAGGGCTTCCGCGTTTGAAGCTCTACGGGCTGCCTCCGCTCCCTTTGTTTCACGTAGGAACCCTATAAAATCTTCTTCTGCGAGGCGATAGTCCTCTCTGTTATGTAACTGTACAGGGACAAACGATCGTGCTTTAGGGGGCAACTGAGGCAGTACGTCACGCTTTAGACGTCTGATCATAACAGTACCCGTAAGGAGTTCATGCAGCTCTTGCGTATGTGATGCTCCACTGGTATCTAAACCAAAGCCATTCCACTTGGGATCACAGTACCTTTGAATGTAATATTGGGAACTGCTAAAGATTTCTGGTCTGATAAGACGTAGGGCATTGTAGGCTTCAATTGGTTTGTTGACAATTGGTGTGCCTGACAATGCTATCACATGTGGGATACCCTTGCCAAGTTTTTTGACAGCCTTCGTTCGTAGTGCTTTGTTGCTTTTGTAGTAATGGCATTCGTCCGTGATAAGAACCTGTGGGCGTTTGCGTTTCAGGGTTTCAACCCATGCTGGAAGAACATCATAATTGATGATAATAATATCACCTGTTACCTTCCATGGAGTTGTTCCCATCAGTATTTCCAAATTAGGTTTTGTCAACCATGTCAATGCCTCTTTGGCCCAGTTCAATTTAAGGGATGCCGGTACGACAATAATGACAGGCCTTTTCTTCGGATGTGCTTCGATCCAAGCCAACGCCTGTACCGTTTTACCTAGGCCCATTTCATCTGCGATAAGAGCTCTTCCATTGTTTCTTTCAATGAAAGCTACCCCCTCCATTTGGAATGGATATAAGTTACCTTTCAGCTTCAACGGTACTTTTGCGACATTGGCTTTTTCTTCTTTCTTTTTCGTGGACAAAGTTTCCAACAGGGTGTCATCGAGGGTAAAACCCCACTCTTCCAATTGTTTGATTGTTTCTGGAAAGATAGGGGCACTCCAACATTTCTGTTCGGCATGCCATTTTCTTCCCGGCAACGTTCTAATATTGGTGAGGGTTTCAACGTCGTAAGGGAACTCAATTTGAATTACCTTTTCACCCTGTTGGTTCTTTGCCAGAGATGCTTTCTTGTTTATCATTCTTCGGTTTTGATTCTGTTGAAGAGGTCTCCTGCGATTTCCTGCAGTTCCATCCTACGTATGGCACTGACGTCTTCCTGGTTGGCATATCTGGTTATCCCCTGTGTCAGTTTCCACAGAGTGGCATCTCCCTGGAGCCCGTCCATAGGATCATTACGCATAAGGAGTTCTCCTACGCTTTCCATTTCGCTTTTGAAGAGTTTTCCTGCCCTGAACAGTCCTGTCAGTTCCTTTACAGGATCTATCGTCTGGTCTGTGGCGGCTTTTATTTCAAGCATCCTTTCTTTTATGGCAGAGGCCCCGTACAGATCCTTTGTCAGGTCCCGTATGGCACTGGCAGTTGTCATACTGTCAAGCTCATACGTCTTCTGCGAAAGTGCCATGTTCTCAGGGAGTCGGGCGCCCAGGTGGATTTGGCGAAGTACGGATTGTCTTACCATACCATTGAGACAGATACCTTGCATAATAAACTGGCGGAGCTCAAGGGCTTTGACACCGTAGTCAGAGGTGTCAATACGTACACCGAAAGCAAGGTATATGATACCGTTCTTTTCAGTTGAGACTTCGATCGGTTGTGGCAACATGCTTTCAACCATGATACGTGTGTCGTCCATGTATCCGTCAGACAGTTGACCTCCATTCTGAAACACCTCATCAATGTGGGTGCCGAAGATCATTTCGGAATCAAGCCTCCGGTAGGAGTCTGAGAGAAATGCCCTGACTTCTGGACCAACTGTTCTCACCAGCATTTTACTGCGATCCAGCCAACCATTGTGCGTGTTGAGAATAGTGTACCCCAGACTGCGTTGCCATTCCTCTCCGAAGAGGAGCGCGGTCAAATACTGCCCCGGGATACCCAACTTTGCGGACAACTGACCAACGGCGTGGCGGTTGATGCGGAAGGGAGTTGGGCCTTCCTGTGGTAGGCGAAACGTTCCTCCAACCATTCCGTCATGGGGATGAAACTTAATCAGTTCCTGCTGACCTTTCCTTTCGGTGCCAACGTCGAAAAGAAAGTCACGTGAGATTTTACCTTCTTCCTGAAGGCGGGTTGTTGCTGTGATGGCATTGTTCATGCCTTTTTGTAGTTTCTGGGCAATTCGCGCCATGACTACATCTTTCATGTCATTCATCTTAGATTTGTATTTGGTGAATTAATAAGTAAATTTACAATTATTTTTACAATAAAACAAATTACCACCCAATTGCTTCGGAGGCCTCCCCTGTTCTGTACTTCTCCCCGTCTCCCTTGCGATAGTTATGTATATCCGCTATCGCTGAATATTTGGTGCATGGATAGGTGCCTACAAGAATATCGCTCCCGGGTTGATCCCCTACCCTGATATCCTTGATGTCCATATTCAGAACATCATGCGGCAGGTTGGCCCGGAGGGTCATGGAGGCCTGTGCATCAATTTCAAGGCTCTGAATAATTTCAATGCCGGAGAGAGATAGACCTAAGTCCATCCCCCCGGCACCACTAAAGTATGATTTTGCGGTTATCATGCCGTTATCCGTTTGGGTTCATCATCCTCTCGTCTGCCATATCCATGCGCCACTGATAGGCAGTTTTGCTATCAGGGTGGTAAACCTTTTTGTCTGCCGGGAAATACAGGCACCTGTCTCCCTTTTTGATGGCCCGGCCTGTTTCAGCACAGGTGCAGTTGAATTTGCTCTCAATCATGCGTGGGGCCTTGTACTTGTTTGAATACTTTATCATGGTGTGTGTTGTTTTAAGGGGGGATTGCTCCCCCCATGGTTTATAATACACCTGAATCTGCAAATGAATAATAATCCTTGCCTGACACAATGATATGATCAAGCACCTGCATATCGAACAGGCTTGCAGCTTCCTTTATCTTCTGTGTGATCCGGATGTCTGAATCAGAGGGAGAGGTGTTCCCGGATGGATGGTTGTGGCACAGGATCATGCCGGAGGCCAATAGCTCAATGCCACGTTTAACTATCAGGCGCACATCGGTGACGGTTCCCGAGACACCACCCTGTGATATCTTTTCAATCTTTTCAACCCTGTTGGCCCTGTTCATGTAAACAACCCAAAACTCTTCGTGTTGCAGGTCCTCAACATAGGTTGCCATCAGGGTGAATACGTCAGCAGAGGACCGGATTTGCATTTTAACAAGGGCCTCACTTCTGATCTTGCGCCTCCCAAGTTCAAAGGATGCGAGAATTGCCACCGCTTTGAGATGGGTAAGCCCCATTTTTCGCAGGTCTGAATAGGTCATGCGACTAAACTCATTCAAGTTATTAGTAGCAGCCTGTAAGATGTTCCGGGATTTGTCCGGTGACTTCTCCCCAATGAGCAGGGAAACTAATTCCGTGTCAGATACGGACATAAGACCACGATTAACTATCTTATAGTCAATCTGATCTTCCTTGCAAATAGTGTTTTTTTCCATGATTGTATTTAACACATCACATCATAAACTGTCTTCCCATCCTGTTGGTAGGTGTGAATCCCACCTAAGGGCATACCATGGTACATACCACCATTGACCGTATCACCATTTACTTTTTTACCTATGGCTTCCGCCGAGGTCAGCGTCTTGACAATAATCCTGTCGTAACAGATACCATGGTTGTACCAAATGATATCTTCGACAGGGATGCCAAATTTCTTAGCATAGTGTTCATACTGTTCTTTTTTTGCCATTTCCATTTTCTTGGTTTTTGATTGTTTTTTAAGTATGTATTGACCATCCACTACATGGTTCTAATGATACCGAGAATGTGGGAGCAGAACCGCTACCAAAGCCGTCATGTGAGCCGTGGAATATAATTCCACCATTACCTATGAACATGCCTGTTGATTTGTCATGTCTTTCAAAGTAGAAGGATAAGGGGGCAAAATCAGTCGAGACGTTTGTCTGGATTGGTCTGCCATCCAATTCGTAAGTTTCCTCGGTTTTTTTCAACCGATCTAAGCACGATTGAAGACTCTCGTCTCCAATCTTTTTGGCATACTCAAGTGCTTCGTCAAGTTTGCCTTTTGTTAAATCAACCATTTTTTAATCAGATTCTGTATTTTTGAATAAGTGCTTTAAGATCCTCTATGAAAAAAGAGATTGAGGAGCCTGCAATAGAGCAGATGAAGATATCCCCCACATAGACTTCTGTGTCAAGAAGTTCATGATGGTGCTTATCAGATTTAAAGGTTACTTTTGCATAACCAATCTGTGTGGTCGAAGTGATTTTATCAGCCATGATTCAGGCTTCTGTTAATTGTCCACAGAACTTTCTCCATTTCTTATCTATTCCTTTCCAGAACAGATGATCTTCCTTTGTACCATACCAAATAAAGGCACAAGACACCAGGGAGGTGGTGTATGAGGAGGTGAGTAGGTACTCTTCTAAGGTAACGCCAGGGTGGCTGTGACTTAGGTTATGGATGAAGGAGTCATAGACTCCCTCATCCTTTAGGAATTGTATGAATCTCTTTTCCATCACTTGTCCAGCATCATCATGATTGTAGGACACGACAGCCTCTTCAATTTTGTTCATTTTCTTAGATTTTTTTGATGATTAATAATTTGATTGAAATGGTGTTTTATTTACTTAATTCTGGTTTGATGTCGAACCTTTCCTCAATAAAGACTTGAAAAGCTCGTTCAATTGCGTTTGTTGTATCGGCCTTGGCCACCGTATTGAATCCCTTAGGAGCAAACCTTTCAAGGTACTCCTGTAGGGGTGCGGCATACAATATTTTTAATGCCGCTTTGGCACGTTTGGAGTATTTGACCTCTCCAATCATGATGCGATCAGGACCTTCAAGGCTATCTGGTTCAAGTTGGCAGATAACCTGTGTGTTCGTCTTTGGAAAATAGACGCCATAACGTCTTGGATTTTCTTCTTTTTGAATGTACATAGCAATTCTCCATTAATGTTCATACGGGAAGAGATTGAACATAGAGTCGTGTCTCTTCAGTTTTTTCAGGGTCTGTCCTGTCATTCCTGTAGGAAGGATAAAGACAGGTCGGTTGGGTTCAACGATAGGCCTTGGTGCGTTTGCTTTTTGAATTCGCGCACGAATATCCGCCGCCATGTTTGCAATTTTAACCCATTCACGGGCTTCTTCAGGCATTGGTTCCATTCTGTTCCTCTTTTTCAGTTTCATCAAAAATGAGTGCTGATTGCATTAGCCTTTGAAACTCTGCAAAAGAGTCAAGTAGGAATGCTTGACCATAGGCCATTTGTAAGAGAGTAAACAAAATCATTTTTCCATGATCTGTTTTTATGAAGTCAGGGTTCTCCCTGCAGCCTTTTTCCAATCCTATGAGGAAAGGAACAGGATTTGAGGGCATTGATGTTTGAAACATTGCCTTAGCAAGTTCTTTTAAATCAGTCATAATTTACCTCCAACCATCCAGTTTTCTGTTGACTTACAGTACATTACGCAGCTTTGTTTGCTTTGGCTGCCTTTACTTTGAAAATCCCTTTCTCAGTTAACTCCATGTTACCGAGGTAGTCCGGATTTTTTTGAATTTTTGTCCTCCAATAAACTTGTGTCTTAAACGAAGCCACATTGATTTTGGTTTTCAACCCCTGTGCAACACAGAACTCGTTTGCGGCTGCGATGAGGTCTTCCCACTTTCCGCCCTTGGCTATCAGCTCATCAATCTTTACTGAGAGCTTCGGCTTGGCTGGTGCTTTCGGAGCCTTGTCCTTCGGCTTGGCTATCAGTTTCTCAGCCAATTTGCTGTTCTGGGGTACAACCTTCTTTCCCAGCGGATTAACTGCTGTGCTGGCGGTTTCACTTGACTTTTCTGTTGCTTTTGCAACGCCGTTTTCAATAACTTTTGCTTCCATTATTTGTTTGATTTAGAAACGTTTCTGAGCATTATTGCCCATTGTGGGCAGGGAGTCGCTCGCTGACTCAGTGTTGTACACATACGCATCCCGCGCACTGTACCTTGTACTGCCTTTTTTAGAGGCCCCGCTCGGTAATAAAACGGTTTGTCAACCCTTGTGCTTTTATCCCCAAAGCACTTGACACATAGTGTCTTGTCTCTCATTTACCGAAGTACTGTACAATGTACTGTATCCCTGTACATACAACATGTCAAACAACGTCCAAATCTCACGCAACATACTCATTTACAGTGTCTTATCCGCTTGTCAGGGAGTATGTTGTTGGTGTAACGTACTGATAATCAGTGCCTTACACCCCGAAACCCAGAAATTCAAACAACGCATGTAAATCAACTTTACTTCGTAAAGTTACACTTTTAGTCTTTAGTAAACAAGAGAATTTACAATTATTTTAAAGAAAATTGTAAAATAGATTATAATACATTATAAGACAGTATGTTACAAAAGCACAAAAAGTCGCAAAATACGCCTAAAACAGGTGTCTAACACGTTTAGAAATAGACAAAAGTACTGAAAAGGTGTCTAAATATCGCTCTTAACCGCGTTTCGCATAATATCGCCGTATATCGGCACACGCACCTACGGCAGTACAATATAGTACAACATACCCCAAACCCCTGGAAAAGGCAAGGAACCGCACCTACCAGGCTCTTAGTGGGCTGTACTGTACAGGGCACACATACCTAGCAGCCCAGCAGCCCACAATCAAACAATATTGAAAGGTGTCTAAATGCTAATAAGGCTATGTACCATGCCGTATAGTCACATCGAGGGTGTCAAGGCAGGTACAGTAGGCAACAGGCTATAAACATAAGGAAAAGGCAAGGAAAGGTGTCACACAGGCGAAATAGGCAGCCTAACAGGCACACATGAGGTAGGTGGGTGAGGCACTGACATACGACACTGATGGGCTATTGGTAAGGTGTCTAAAGGCATTGGTAAGGCACACATAGACAGGGTGTTACACCCAATAACAATACTGATAGGCATAAATTAAGGTCTGCCTACCTCACACTATCACCCTGTCACCCAACACGTTACACGATTACCCAACTGCCTGCCTCACCCAATAACAAATGACATAAGCAGTTCATATCTATTGATATAGGTGTCAACTCTGCCTAATGTCCTGTTATCAATAACAATACAGTAAGACAGTATATCAATGTATGGCTATCTATCCATGTCTATAGTGGCATACCACATTACTAAGGTATCAACATAGGCTATAGGTATCAATGTCAACGTAGGCAGTATAACAGGCTAATAAGGTAGGGTAGGTGTCAATAGGTGGGTGGGCTGACAAGGGGTAGGCGGGTGTCAGGGCGGTAAGGCGGGTGTCAAGGCGGGTGTCAAGGCGGGCGTCAAGGGGGTGGGGCGATCTGGGCGCGGGCCGCTGAATGGTGCCCTGCCTTTTCTAATGACATTAGGTGCCCGATACAATGCCTTGATGCCTAAGGTGTTATGCCCATTGACAATTGACATGTGGCTGCTAGGCGGTTGCCCTATTCGCTTAGGTGTCAGGGCTTTAGGCAGGGCGGTGGCTTGACACCCCCCCGGGCGTTTGACGTGTGTAATTCAGGGCTGCGGCGGAAGTACCCCTTGATAATTGTCCAAATCTATTTCGTAAAATTAGACATTTTCAAGCCCCACCCTCTGCCCTGACTCCCCTTGATAAAGACATCAATTCCCCTTGACACCGTTGCCCTGATGCCCTTTGATAATTGTAGTGACACCTCTTGACAAGCCCGTCAGCCCCCTCGACGAGTGTTTATATAGGGGAATGTAAAAAGGTGTCACAAGGAGTATGCGAAATTGACAAGCGACATAGGCTTGATGCCTTCGCAGCATCGCAGAAAAAATTTGTAAAAAATATTTCGGAAAAATTGACAGGGTGTCACACGGCTATTGACACCTCTTGACACGGCTGGGAGGGGGAAAAAAATTTTGGCCGCGTAACGTGTTCAGCCTTAATGAAGTAAAAATTCATTTAAAAATAATTGTGGGTGTCACATTGTGGTGTGGAAAATGTCATTTAACTTTACTGCGTAAACGCAGTAATGCTCGGATGACTTAAGGAGCACTAATTGATTCCCCAATGAACAGAAAGACACCACAGCAATGGAATGACAAGCGGCCGCAACAAGCGTACGAGTTGGCATTGTTGGGGGCTACCAATAAGATGATGGCAGACGTCTTCGAAGTCAAGGAACAGACAATCGATTATTGGATTAGGACGAAGCCGGAATTCAAGGAGGCTGTCCATCGCGGAAGAATGATGACAGACGCCAAGGTTGCCAAAGCCCTCCTTCAATGTGCCACGGGGTACGAATACTATGAGGAGCACGTGGTAATGATTAAGGGTGAGGCCGTTGTGCGGCGAATTAAGAAAACTGTCCCGCCCAATCCTTGGGCCGCTGCCAAGTGGTTGACAATACGTCAACGGGCCCTGTGGGCTGACGTGCATAAGACAGAGGCAATCAATACCAACGTCAATGTGTTTAAACTTGACTTGTCAGGGTTGTCAACCGACGAGCTCAAACTTGTCGAGAAATTAGGTATCAAACAACTTACGCAATATGCTGGTGAGAACTAAGATGCCGGGTCAAACGGATACGCTTGAGAAACGTGCCATACCAAGGCGGGGGAGAGCCAGCAGCGAAATGTTGTTAGAAGCCATCAAAAACCCAACCGCCGTCACCAGGGAGCTTAACAATCGCTCCCTTTACCATTTTCTACAACACTTTTGGCCTGTTGTATCGGCACACAAATTTCACGGTAACTGGCATATTGAGTTGATGTGTCGCGAGCTTGAGCAGGTTGCTGAGCGTGTTGCCGCGCATTTGCCAAGAAAACATGACTTAATTATAAATGTACCGCCAGGGTCAACCAAAACGATTACCTGCTCAATTATGTTTCCGGCTTGGTGTTGGACCCGTTGGCATTGGATGCGTTTTATTTGTGCCTCTTACTCTTCGGCACTCTCGATGGAATCTGCCGAATATTGCCGCGACTTGATACGCAGTACGGCATTTCAAGAAATGTACCCCGAAATAGACATCAAGGAAGATAAAGATACGAAATCAAACTTCAAGGTTGTCAAGCGTCTTCCATCAACACCCGGGTACATGCCGAAGACATTATCAGGGGGGAGTCGTTACTCAACGTCAGTAGGAGGTACGTTGACAGGGTTCCACGGTGATATACTGATAGTGGACGACCCCTTGAATCCGCAACAGGCCGTGTCAGACACCTTGTTGAGGTCGGCTAACGATTGGTGTGAGAGAACACTTTCCACACGTAAGACTGACAAAGCAATTACCGCTACCATATTTATAATGCAGAGACTGCACCAGGACGATCCTTCCGGACACCTGCTTGCCAAAGACAAACGCAATGTCAAACACATTTCTCTGCCAGGGGAAAGTCTTAATTTTAAGAAGCAGGTAAAGCCTCACCAACTCTTACGATATTATAAAGACAATTTACTTGATCCTGTTCGTATGCCTTGGTCTGTATTGAAAGACTTGGAGGCGGACTTAGGTCAATATGGTTATGCAGGGCAGATAGGGCAGAACCCCGTACCGCCCGGAGGGGGCATGTTTAAGGTGGACAAGATAATGACCGTAGATGGACTTCCAGACGGAGTTTCACGCATTCATACCGTTCGTTATTGGGATAAGGCTGGTTCACAAGGTGCCGGGGCCTTTACTGCGGGCGGGAAAATGTCTGCTTTATCCAATGGAAAATGGCTCATGGAAGACATGACACGTGGTCAGTGGGGTACGGATATACGGGAGCGTTGGATTAAGAGCACCGCCCTGGGGGACACGTCTGAGGTGGTTGTGTGGATAGAGCAGGAACCTGGGTCAGGAGGAAAAGAGTCAGCCGAGGGGACAATAAGGAATTTGGCCGGGTGGTCTATCTATGCCGAACGGCCTACGGGTGATAAGATATTTCGTGCCGACCCGTTCTCCGTACAAGTTAACAATGGTAACGTGTGGATGATGCGAGGAGATTGGAATCACGATTTGATTGAGGAACTTCGTTTCTTTCCATATTCTACTTATAAGGATCAGGTGGACGCAATGAGCGGAGCCTTTAATAAGTTAGTGCAAAAGAAAATTTGTAGGAGGGTAACATAATGGACTTAATCTATCATTTCATTGTCGGTGCTTTTGTGAGCACATTGATTATGCTTATCTTCGGAAAGCGGGATCCAATAACTGACCAGCGACCTGATTTAATAAAGGCCATTGCCGGTATCTTCCCACTTCTTGTCGGTCTTGGAAAAGAAGCATTGGACAAATGGTGGGGAGCCGGAAACCCGGAAATTGCAGATGTCACTCTGACTTGGAGTGGCGGTATCTTTGCAGTTGTTATCATTTTATTCATTGATACTTTTAGAACAGATAAATACTAAACAATCATGGGAACAATTTTAACAGGTCGTGTAAAGTTTTTCAACGAACAAAAAGGTTTTGGCTTCATTGCCGGAGATGATGGAACGGATATATTTGTCCATAAGTCAGGTACACTTGATGTGATCAAGAAGGATGATTTGGTTGAGTATGCAACCGAGAATGGAAAGAAAGGATTGAAAGCGGTAAGAGTTAAACGAGTAAAAGCATAAGAGATGGCAAACGCAAAGAGAAATGGTGATAACTACAAATATGCAGTAGTTGACACTGCACCGGCCCCTGGAAGCGGAGGGTATTACACGGATGAACTTGCTCCGCGAACGGAGAAGGTTGGTCGTTTCTACTTTTCTGTTCGGGAAACCACACGTGACAGTACGGCTTCAGTTGTAACTGTCAAGCTTCAGTTTAAATGCCCTGGAGATCTTTATTGGACAGATAAGAAGAATGGCACGGCTGATTGGGTTATCGGGGATCGTGCAATCATTAACGATAATGCCGCAGGAGTTGTTTGGCGGGCAGGTGTTGTTGATGATTCGGATTATACGAGTGGTAGTGTAACCTTCGGATTTGATTGGTAAGCGATGGGAAGTCAAGCGTTTGCAGGAGTAGGGACAAAGTTCCAAAGATGGAACGGAGCTACATGGGATGATGTGGCAGAGGTTAATGCCATTGAAGGTCCTGGAATGACAAAAGATACGCTTGAAGTCACTTCCTTGGATACGGATGCCGGGTACAACGAATTTATAACAGGTTTTGCGGAAGGGGGGACTGTTACACTTGACATGAACTTTACTCGTGAGACGTATGAATTGATGAAGGAGGATTTTGAATCTGATAATGTTGTAAGTTATCGTATTCAACTTGCTGATTATGATTCAGAACCAAGTACATTTACGTTTGGAGGATTAGTAATAGAGTTACCAATGGGAATAAGTGCCGATGATAAAGTTACCGCGGATGTGGTCATCCAAGTAACCAGCCAAGTGATATTGGATATTGGTTCCACAGTACCGGCAGAAGAGAGTGAAATTCCGCCGGAACCGACTGAGAGCAGTGATTATGATGCTTTGTATGCTGCTTTGGATGATGGAAATACGGTAGCACTCTTTACATTTGAAGAAGGGGTTACTGTGGAAGATACTGATAAGGTGATTCTACTTGAGAACTTAATGGGAAGTTCCGGATGGAATCTTGCCGAACTTGGCGATAGTGATGCCTCCAGGCCAACACTAACATCTACTGGTATTCTTTTTGATGGTATTGATGATGTTATGAAAATGGCTTCCGCTCAGTCAGCATTATCACAGCCTAATACAATATATTACGTATGGAGAAATATAACATATACTTCTGGACGTAGGTTAGTATCATTTGGTTCAGCGAATGCCGTAGATTTTAGACAGTATGGTACCGGTGGAAGGATTGCCTTTTACACATCCGCAGCATTACAGATAACGGCTGATTATTCTACATTGGGTGCTCGTGCAATAGCAACTGTGGTTCTAAATGGTGCAAGCAGTTCATTACAATTAAATAAATCACCACTTGTCACTGGCGATTTATCAACCCGTACAATAAATATTTTATGGCTTGGAAGTGATCTTGCAGGGGGAAATAAATCCAATCATGAGTTTGTGGGATTGATCATTCGCAATGGTGTTGATAATGAGACAAAGCAGGCAGAAATATGGAATGCGCTCAATGACAGATATGTACACCATCCAATAAGTGCTGCGGTAGAGGATGCCACTCCAATGAGAATAGACTTGGCATTTAATGAAGAATTGGATGGAGATACTCTTACTGAAATTGGACCTACTGATTTCCAAGTAACCACAAGAACAGTAAGTAGTTTGACACTTTCTGCTAATAAGAAAGTTCTACAATTAAATCTAACCACCCCAATAGATCAGGCGTGGTCTGGTCAGGTTATTTTCACACAGAGCAGTGCGGGAGGTATTACCACTGCGAAAGGAGATCCAATTCCATATTGTTGGATTCCTGTTACAAATAATGTAATTGATTAAGATATGGCAGATGCAATAGCAGGAGTTGGGGCAACATTTTTACGATGGGATGGAAATGATTGGATTTCTGTTGCAGAGATTCGGGCCATCGTTGGCCCTTCAACGAGTAAGGATATGTTAAATGTCACATCTCTTACCACGTTAGATGGTTATAATGAATTCACTTCAGGATTTGCAAATGGAGGTACTGTTAGTCTGGCTATGAGCTTTACGAGGGACGGATATGAGCAATTTAAAGAGGATTTTGAGTTGTCATCCTCTGTCTATTATGGTATTCAATTAGCGGATGAATATGAGACTTTTATTGGTTTTAATGGATTAGTTATTGAATTACCAATTACAACTCCTGCTGATGATAAAGTAGATGTAAATATTAAGATCCAAATAACTGGAGTGCTTGATCATGAGTTACCATCTGATTGGCCTTCTGCTCCAGTAGAATCATCGTCTGTAGAGCTGGATGAATTTATTGATTATATGGCATTTTGGGGAGGGGCATTTGATTTTGAAAATAACTTATGGTTGGATCAGTCAGGAAATAATAATCATATTCTTTTAAAAGGAGCCTCTGCGAGAACGGGGAATGGAAGTAATCTTGACTACACCATTACTGGTTTGCTTACTTCTGATACGATTGAGGTGGTAAGTGGTTCAGATGTTCCCACCATCCCTGTAAATGGAACACTTCGTATTGGTGGATCACAGATTGTATATGGGGTAACAATAAAACGCTCTGGAGTGGTTTGGGCAATCATCCCATTTTGTGAACCAATTGTTACTACAAATCTTCCTACTCGTTCTTTTGATGTTAGTGGTAATAATCATCATGCATCGTGTGTGTCACTAATTGCAGAAAATGTGACAACACAAGATACTTATTTTTATTTACAACAGCATGGGTATAACCTTGGTTCTGAAAATATTCTTAATTGGAATCTAACAAGTTGGTCTGGTGATGTTGCAACATATACTGCTATATTTGCAGGGGTAACTCTCGGTGATACTCAAAGTGAAAATGCGTACTTACAACCCACTCCAGATGGTTTAGGATGTAGATATACTCGTAATGCATCTTATAATATGCGTCTTCGTCAATTTTCTACATTGACAAGTGGAAGGACCTATCGTTTTAAAATTCGTTTAGCAAATTATAGTTCAAGTGGACTATCAGGCGGATTCCAAATTGGAAATCTTGGTATAAATACAACAAATCGTAATTGGTTAATTTCAGATGGTGTATTTGATTTACAAAGAGCTGCCACAAGTACTACCTTTGAAATGGGGGCATCAAATACACTTGTAAGTACCATTGTTGATTTTTATGATCCTGAATTACGTTTATTTGAAATTGTTCCGGCTTTACTTAATGGAGCATACGATGCTCTTGGTAGAGTACTTGAATTTGTTCCAGATGGTAATACATTCTTAAGGTATGGTGGTCAGTTACAATTACCAGTAGGATTGATTGCAGCGGATCAGAAAGGATGTTGGTCTGATTATATTAATCAAGGATACTGTGTTAATGGCAAGACATATCTGATTGAGAAGACTCAGATAAATCATTTTGGAATTGGATTGGCTTCCTATGATGAATTTGTTTCAAATGGAACGGAATGGTGTGATGATAATAATGTTGTAAGAGAACTTATTTTAAATTCAGGAGAACGTGGCTTCTTTTTTGATGATGATACTACTCCACACCCACGCAGTTACACTGATTTTTCTTCAATTAAAACTCATTTTTGTTATTGTGAGAAGCGTAAGACTGAAGAGTACCATATGTATAATCCAACTACTCCTGGGCTTTATCCACAATACTTTTCAGATACAACTGGGTATGGTTGGAAAGGATATATTGAAAGTAATAAGATTAAAAACTTAATCATATTTAAGGAAGATACATATATAGCAGATTCAGATAAGGTAGATTTTAATGCATTGTTTTATCCATATGAAGAAATATCATTTGCAATGGTTGCCATTGTTTTTGATAGTATGGAAGCGGATGAACTAACCAGTATAATAGGGGCATTTGACGCCAGAAAATTTAAATTAACGAGGGCTATATACTATTCTGATACTATAACTAAGAATAATAATGATACTTTACTTAAGGATACGGGGCATGAAGTGATTGTACATACTCCTGCCTTTGGTGTTGTTTTACCAGAATGGAAGGCATTTCATGATACCGCAGAAAATTACACCGAAGAAGAATTAGAAGCTTACTATACTGCGGTACGTCAATTCATAGATAGTAATGGATATAAGGCTCATAAAATTCTTCCCGGTGGTGGGTATGATATGATCACACAAATGGTTGCCCCAAATCATTTTTATACGACTTGGAGAGCAATGGGATCAGATGATGTAAATATGCTTCCATTGGTTACTCCTAATTGTCTTGGTAGAAGTGGAAATGATTTTGTTGATTCTGATTCAATAGAAGAGGCTGAAGGTGTGGTAGATGATCTTATTATAAAAAGAGGGTGGACAATTTTTTACTCACATAATTATGCTTGGTCAGGGGAATCTCTTGCTAATATGGGAGAATTATTAGATTATATTGCAGCAAAAACTGCTTCTGGAGAGGCAATTCGATTTATGAAAATGGATGATGCTTACAAAATTATAAAGAAGATCATGTGATAAGTCAAACATTCAAGAAAGGAGGTAACAATGGACCCGTGTACTAAAGCAAAGGAGATTGAGCAAATTAGTGGGAGGTTGGAAGACATTGAAGAGGATATTGATGGTAATGGAAAGCCTGGGATAAAAGGAGAGTTAATAATGATTAAGGATGAGCAGCGAGCAATGAATAAGATAATGTCTGCACTAAACACAAATGTATCTGCTCTATTAATTTTTCAGGCTGAGGTAAACACCGCTGAGAAACTCAAACAGCGTATCAAGATGAATACTGCGAATGTGGTAAATATCATTATAACTGCTATCATAGGGATTGCGGCTGTTGTTGTTGCATTAATAGTAAAATCGTAATGCCAAAGTATTCAAATACATCTAAAAGTCGTTTGGTAACTTGTCATGAGGATTTGCAAACTTTATTTAATGAGGTCATCAAATATTATGACTGTACTATCGTTTGTGGGCATCGTGGGGAGATTGCACAGAATGAGGCGTATGCTGCCGGAAACTCTGAAAAACCGTGGCCGCTTTCCAAGCATAATAAGTGGCCGAGTTTGGCAGTGGATGTCGCTCCATTTGAAAAAACAGCTATTGATTGGGGGAAATTACAATCTTCAAATTTTGCAGGGTTTGTGATGGGTGTTGCTGAAATGCTATTTGCTGAAGGTAAAATTACACATCATATCCGTTCTGGTGCAGATTGGGATATGGATGATGATGTTGATGATACAAAATTTTGGGACGCTTGTCACTTCGAGATTATAGAATGAAGTATGAAGAGCATATAGTGGTAGAAGGTTTGCGTAAGGGGGATTCTCAAGCATACAAAGCGATGGTAAGTCGTTTTAAAACATCGTTGTATGTATTAATCTTTAATTTTATCAATAACAAAGATGATGCTGAAATGTTAATGACACATTCATTTGAGGATGCCTGCCTAAAGATTAAGTATTATCAACCAACAAATAAGTTTAGTACTTGGTTGTTTTCTATAGCAAAGAATAACTGTATTGATTTTATAAGAACAAAGAACAGACGTATTACTGAAGTTCCCCTTACTGAAGATTGTAAGTTTATTTCTTATGGAGTAGAAACGCCAGAGGATTTATTTATTTACAATCAGCAGATGGAGATGGTAGAACGGGCAGTGTCAAAGTTAAAGTGTAAAACTCGGCTAATGGTTGAGGAGTATTACTTTAATGGATTGCAATTTCATGAAATTGCTGACAAGTACCAAGAACCTTCCTCAACAATTCGAGTGCGGGTTCTTCGAGCAAGAGAACGTTTAAAAGAGTTACTAACCAAATAAAGAGAGAAATGAAAAAGATTATTGGTTTTATCATGGTGCTGCTTCTTGCAAGCAGTTGTACGTGTATGCTAGCACAAATTCCGCCACAGTATATACAGGTTGGGACAAATTGTGAGGCAGTTCTTCCGGATTACACCACGCCTGAATTCATAAAGGTGGAGGATAATTGCCAAATAAAATCGGTTACGCAGGACCCTGTGGCTGGTACTATTCTTAACGCAACCAATCCACAGATTACCGTAACAATTACAGCAACTGACGCATTTGACAACTTTTCTCAGGTGTCTTTCGTGGTTAAGGCGGTTGATACCGTTCCACCGACTATCATTCCACAGGGCAGTCTTATTGCTGATAATTGGGAAGTGATTAACAATATGTATGATGTTGCTGATAAACTATTGGCGGAACAGGAGGCCTTCTTCGATTCCAATTTTGATTGGGAGGCAGCAGGGATTCCAGAAGACATGCGTCCAATAGATCAGTACAACAAAAAGGTACTGAGCACTTTAACATCCCCCGCTCATGCTACTACAGGATATGGTGGAAGGTTTACATTATTTTTGAGCGTAAATGATTCATACATAGCAAAATGAAAAAGTATTTAATCATACTATTCTTATTTCCAGTTTCATTATTAGCACAGGTTAATTTGTCATATATTGGACAGACCTTTATTGACACTACCTGCACAAATGTGAATGGTATATCTATTCCACGAACTGATCTTGCTACATTTGTATTTAAGAACAATTATGTGGAAGCCTGTAATACAGGTGGGTATATGCTTCAGGCAGGTGTAGAAAGTAATACTTATCCACAATATGTCAATACCTTACCAAATAGTGAGATTATAGGAAATAAGTTTGTATGGACGGGGGATCAGAATGCTAATACAATAACGCATGGTATTTTTACAGGATATGAAGCTAACGCTCGTATTATGTATAACTATCTTGATTATGTTCCAATGGGAATCATTCGTAAATCCAATGGCATGACAGATAGCACTGGCGTTGTTGCTTATAATATTATTCGAAATCCTCCGGCAGTTGGAGTCGTGGTTAAAGGAATGAATGGAGTCAGGATATATAATAACACATTCTATTCTGAAGATTCTACCTACACAAGTCCTGGTATTGGTACATGGAGAGGTTTAATTGATGTTTACAAAAACGATAATCCGGTTGCGGATGCAAAGTATGTAAAGATTAAAAACAACATCTTCTACACCAAACGAAGGATTGTCAATATAAATGTTATGGATACTGCTTGTTTACAAGGTTTTGAATGTGACTATAACATTTATTGGTGTGAAGAAGGAGAACCTCGTTTTCAGATAGGTGCAAATTATAAAACGTGGGCTGAGTGGAGAGCATTAGGGTACGATACTCATTCAATGATAATGAATCCTCACTTTAAGGACTTCATCAACTTCGTTCCAGAGTTTCGTTTGCAGTGGGGGACACCTACCGAATTTGATATGGGGATTGCAATGAGTGATTATTGGAAGGCAGGGTTTGATATGCAGTTGGTAAAACAGAGAGGTTATTGGCAACAGGGTGCAAGAATCTATGAAGGAGATATGGTTATTTTCTTTCGTAGTGGTCAACTGCTCTATGGTGATTCAATAAGTATTCCTCTTACTACTGGAAAGATTATTCTTAATCAAGCAGAACTAATTATTCAGCAATGACTTGTTTTGGTAAAATGTTTGGTAGCGTTGATGACCGGCCTTTTGATTCGGTCCCATTTCGTATTGTAACTTTTGGTAGAAATGTGTACAGTGGTGGCAATAGCTTGAAAGGGTGTGTAAATGATTCTTTGCTTTTACCACAACCACTGCTTTCGGCATTTACTGAAGTGGATGTTCGGCGTTATACGGATTATCAGGCTACGGTAAAGAATTACAAGTGGGCTGCTTCCCAAGCAATCGCTTCATTACAGCCCGGAGCTACCGTTGTTGTGATAGCTGATAGTTGTTTTTCTGAGGGAATAACAAAAGGCAACCCACACGACATCTTTAATGGTCATCCCGTACGAAATCGTTTCTTACCAACTCCTGGAGTTCCAATAGGAATGCCTACAAAGAGACAAATATTTCGTTCTGGTCATCTCAGATGGTTAGTTATAAGTGCTTGTCAGGAAAATCAGACGGCTGCGGATGCTTACTTCTCTGATATCAAAAAGTACATGGGGGCTTTGTCCTATGGGTTGCGTCGTGGATATGAAAGAGAAATGACATGGCAGGAGTGGTTTAGTATGGCAGCGGCAATACTTTACCAACTTGAGTTTGATCAGATTCCAACACTTGAAGGTCCGGATTCTCTGAAAAATGAAATTATCGGAGCAAATGAAACATTAATCATTCATAACTCTTCCCATGGAACACAATTAAATGATATTTCTGGTGATGAGATTGATGGAGTAGATGAAGCACTTTATTTTGACAAGCCTTTGCTTGATGATGATATTCATGTAATTTTGCAAAATATTCCTTTATTGTCTAATTAAAACAAATTGTCATGACAACACAACAGTTTTTTAAAGGTCTGTTTATGGCACTGATGGCAGTGATTGTAGCGGCGTTTTCCCAAACCCCTATTGATTATCTGCTTCTTGCTGTAACAGCAGTGAGTACAATCTTGACGTACACAGGAAAGAATCTTGTGGCAGTTCTCCATTCTGATTCTCCTGCTGGGGCACTCAGTTGGATAAACCTTGCATCAGGTCTTCTGATTGCCCTTGGTACTGCGGCATTGCAGTCATTCGGGCAGTTCGTTATTGAAGGAGTAGTAATTTGGTCTATCGTATGGAAGGTGGCTCTATCAGCCGCATTCACATATCTTGGTGGTACTTTCCTTGCTCCTCCGTACAATACAACAAAAGTACGAGTGTTTGGCAGTGTACGAAAAGCCGCTTAAGTAAAGAAGTTCCGGGGTGAAAGATCCCCGGAACTATTCTAACAATTAACTTGTCAAGTGATGAAACGAACGAAAGGAATAGTCAAACAAGATGCCGGGTTGGTAGCCTACGCCCAATTACTTGGTGACCTTGTTGGTAGGATGCAACTTGCCACAACACTTGGCATGCAATACGCGGGAGAGCGTGATATCTATAAAGCCTTGGGGTATCCACAGACAAGTGATTTAAAATTTGAAGATTATTACGGTAGGTATTGTCGGCAGGATATTGCGAAGGCTGTTATTGACAGACCGGTTCGTGGTACGTGGCAAGGTCCACTTGAGTTAATTGAATCAGAGGAAACAAAAGATACAGAGTTTGAAAAGGCCTGGGTTGCTTTAAATTTGAAGCTCAGTTTAAAAGCAAAGCTTTCTAGACTTGATAGGTTAACCGGTCTTGGGCGATATGGGGTTCTTTTACTTGGACTTGATGATGTTTCCACACGTGAAGGGTTTGAAAGACCTGTAAAGGAGGGGGCTCGTACTTTAAAATATGTTAAGCCTTTTGGAGAAACCAGTGCAAAAATACTTACCTATGTCACAAATCCAAGTGATGAGCGTTTTGGATTACCATTGATGTATTCCATTGAAACGGTTAATATCAGTACAGGTGCAACAATACTGACAAAGGTTCACCACTCACGAATGTTACACGTAACAGATGAGGCGTTAGAATCAGAGATATACGGTATTCCTCGATTACAATCCATCTATAACCGCTTGATGGATTTGGATAAGGTTATCGGCGGGGATGCTGAGATGTTTTGGCGGGGTGCCCGTCCTGGGTATGAGGGTAAAGTTGATCCTCAATATACGATGACTCCTAAGGGGCGGGAAGATTTAATTTCACAGATATCGGAGTATGAGAATAACCTACGCCGTATCCTCATAAATGAAGGGGTTGAATTAAAATCATTAGCACAACAAATTGCCGACCCCTCTCCACACTTTATGGTAATACTCCAAGCAATATCGGCAGAGACTGGAATACCTGTACGGGTGTTAACAGGTAGTGAACGTGGTGAGTTAGCAAGTTCGCAGGATGCTGGGGAATGGAAGGCCTACGTACAAGCCCGCAGGGAGGAGCACGCGGAGACTAATATAATACGCCCACTTGTAGGGATGCTCCTTAAATACGGCGTTTTACCAAGCCTTAAGACGGAAAATTACACGGTTAAGTGGAACGATCTGTACTCCCTTAGTGAAAAGGACAGAGTTGAGATTGGTAAGTCAAGGGCTAATGCTTTACGTGAATACACATACAGTCCAATGTCTGAGGCTATTGTTCCGCCGGATGCCTTCTTTGACTTGTTCTTAGGGTTGACCCCGGAACAGATTACACTTATCCGTGAGCAACGTGATGAGCTTATTTCACAAGAAGACTTGTATGACAAGATTTTGGAAGAGTTGGAACCTGAGCCTGTTGTGATGCCAGGGCAGTCTCCGGCAGGTGGTGCAAAGAGCACACCGGCCAAGCCGACAAAGAAGAATACGATGAGTAGAACAAAATGAGTGAAGTAGCAACATATACTGAAGCCGTTCGTAAGAACTACGATCCTACGCATACGACCGCATTGAGAAACGCGTTCGCCGCAGACTTCCGCAGGCGTTTCAAAGAGTTGGCTGCCGTAGTTGCCATAGGTGTTTATCAAAACGACTGCTTTGGTTTGAAAGAGAAATTACATACCTTCCAAATGCAATCCCCACCAAGAGAGGCTTATGCATTCTTACGGAGCCAAGAGAAGATTGCGGCGTTTATGAAGTGGTTAGAAAAACAGGTGGAGTTGGGTATTTTAACAATACGGGATCTTGATCAAATAGGTACCGCAATTGAATCGGTTTGGACAAATAAGTATATTTATGATTCGTACAAAAGAGGGGTTCTCAGAGCGCGATATGAGATGGGGCAACTTGGTATGGAACTTACTCCACTTGAAATGATCGGAGGGGCTGCAACATTGTTGGGTTTACCAATGCATTTGGATCGTCTTGGTTTACTGTACACAAGGCTATTCACAGATTTAAAAGGGATCACTTCCGCAATGGATTCACAAATTAGTCGTATATTAGCTCAGGGATTAGCGGATGGAGATGGTCCGCGATTGTTGGCTCGTAAGTTAGTATCGACAATTAATGGTACAGGAATGGGTGATTTAGGCATAACAGACACATTAGGTAGGTTTATCCCTGCCGCACGACGGGCTGAGATTCTTGCTCGCACGGAGATTATTCGGGCACACCATTTGGGTACCATACAAGAATACAGAAATCAAGGTTTATTGAATATTGTAGTAAAGGCTGAATGGAAAACGGCTGGGGATGATCGCGTATGTTCAAAGTGTGCAAGTTTGGAAGGGAAAGTTTTTACTCTTGATGAGATAGAGCCAATGATCCCGGCCCATCCAAATTGCAGATGTATTGCGTTGCCATATGTGGAAGAACTTTTGAAATATAAAATAAGGTAGGAGGATAAAATCATGCCATGGACGATCAAGGATGTGGATCAGCACAAGAAGGGCTTGACTGATAAACAAAAGAAACAATGGGTACGTATAGCCAATTCGGTTCTTGCTTCTTGTATAAAGAAAGGAGGGACAGATGAATCATGTGCTGCCAGTGCTATAAAACAGGCAAATGGTGTTGTAAATGCTAATAGTGGCGCTTATGCTGTATATAAAAACCGACCGGACTCAGATTATGAGGTTACTCTTACGGTACATCAAGATAAACCGTGTTATGTCGTACCTGTAGTAATGATGGTTGAGGGGGTCCACAATGGAAGTCATGGACCACTTTTGCATAAGATAGATGAACTTGGGAAGATACCAGCAGCATGGAATGGTATTCCTGTTGTAATTGATCATCCTGAGGATGCCGATGGAACTCCTATTTCTGCTAATGCACCGGATGTTATTGATTCAAGGTCTGTTGGTAAGATATATAATACCAATGTAGATGGCTCTAAGTTACGAGCAGAAGCGTGGTTGGATGAGGATAAGTTAAATGAAATTGCTCCAGAGATTTTACAGGATATCCTTAATAATAAATTGATTGAAGTCAGTGTCGGTGTTTTTAGTGAAGAGCAGGAGGAGGAAGGAACTTGGAATGGGGAAGAGTATAAAGCAGTTGCTTATAATTATCGCCCGGATCACCTTGCCATACTTACTGAATACGTTGGAGCTTGCTCGTGTGCGGATGGTTGTGGGTTACGAAACAATAAACAAAACGAAATGATACATGTAGAAATTGAAGGTAAGTTAGGAGGGAAAGACCTCGTCCTTGCATTGAACAGACAAGGTTTGGCTACACGGCTGATTGGTAATAGTGCCGATGCTGGGTACAAAGAGAAGCTGGATGCTGTTTATTCGGCGTTACGGGCAGTAGATGGGGATGACTCCTACAGTTACTTGGAAGAAATGTATGATTCTTACTTGATATATAGCAAGAGTAGCAAAGGTGCTACCAAAATGTATAAACAGGATTATTCGTATGAGAGCGGGAAACTTGATTTGACGGGGAATCCTGTTGAAGTCCATCGAAAGGTGGAGTATGTGACTAATAATTTAAGTATTAACCAAAAGGAGGTAAACATGAGTAAAGAATGCGCCCCCTGCATCAAAGAGAAGGTTGACCATCTGATTGCAAACAGTCAGGGTCGCTGGACGGAAGATGACAGGGACTTTCTTCAGACGCTCTCCGAAGCTCAGTTGGATAAAATGAAGCCAATTGAGACTGAGAAGGTCGTTGAGAAGAAAATCGAAGTGAACAAACTCACTCCGCAGCAGGAAGCCGACCTTGCCTTTGTGGCAAACATGCGTGCGGAGAAAAAGAGGAGTATGATCTCTGGGATTCAGGCAAACACTTCGAAAGAACTGTGGCCTGATGAAGTACTGAATGGAATGGACGACGCGAACCTTGAGAGAGTGTTCAAGTCTGTCAAGAAAGAGGAAGTTGTTGATTATTCACTTGGTGGTGAAGTACCAATCCGGACGAACGCTGGTGAAGAGCCGATGCTTCCTCCTATGGTTGAAGAAACCCCTAAAAAATAAGGAGGATAAACAATGGCTTACAACACTATTAAAATCAAAAAGTACCTGGATATTATCGAGGAGTTTATTGCAGCCGATGCAATATATCCGGGTATGGTTGTGGAGATGGACTCTGCCGGTAAGGTAAAAGCCCATGCCACTTCCGGGGGAAACGTTGTTCCTGTAATGGTTGCTCTGGAAGATGAGCTTCAGGGAAAAGGAATCGATGACGCTTACGCCGCCAATGATAAGGTCCAGGTATGGATTCTTAATTCTGGAGAGGTGTTCTACGGGATAATTGCTGACGGGCAGACGATTGCGAAGGGTGACCTTCTTGAGTCGGATGCAGGTGGCCGATTGATC